GGACGGAGTTACTAGAAAGGTTTTACTGAAAGGAATAAAGGATTTTTTCGAATAAGCCTCAGTCATATTTCATTAGACAATGTTTTTGATATAAATTTCAAATTAACAATTATATTAAAACAGAACATGTCAGAAATGCAAGAAATGATACCTTGGGAAAGAGACATTTATCTTGATATGCTGAGGCGACACATCGAAGACGAGAACTTAAAATTGAAAACTGCAAAAAATGATACAATGACAAGTAACGCATTAAGGAGAAATAGATGAAAGAAAAAGATCTAGAAAGTTTAAAAGAAAAAATGATGGGTGTTTTTTCTCCATACATGAACTCCAATGATCTGGTAATGGATGAAGTTGAACTTCGATCATTTCCAACAACAGTAATACCAAAAATTGAATCTGAATCTCCTCTACAAGCACCCAATGATCCTGTAAATTTAAATGTTACTATAAATCAAAATTCAAGAACACCCATATCATTAAATCCAATAAACATCAAAAGCAATAACAAGACTGTTAATGTTAATTTAAAAAAAAATGAAACAGTGATTGATAATATACTTTCTTCTAAGTTATCAGAATTAATCAAAGAAGAAAAAAATGTTATACTTAGAGAAAAGATGGTTAAGTTATACGAAAAGAACAAATCATCTATTATTTCTATTCCAATGTCTTTTATTACCAAAACACCCTATAGTTTTACTACAAATGTTGGTAATTATTATATTGAGACACCAAGTATAAAAGAAAAACAAGATAAAAGATCTTTCCAGAATTCTGCATCAAAAGTTAAATTAAAAGAATTGGAAATGCGAAAATCACAAGAGGTTGATTATCAATTGCCAAAAATGCAAGTGCAAAAATCACAAGAGGTTGATTATCAAGTTCCAAAAATATCAGATGATGAATTTAATTCCTTTGACGAAAAGGAAAAAATGATTCTCAAACAACTATTCAATGCAACATATAATTTACAACAAATTAAAAATTTCAATGATGAGCAATTGGATTCTAAATCATATGAATTTACCAAAAATGAAACCTATGTTGCAGTTGATCTCAATAAAGAAAAGAAAGAAAAATTAAACTTTAAATCACTTAAAAATAGATTAATAAGTAAACAAAAAGCAAAACTATTAAAGGATAAAAAGGATAATACAAAAACAATAATACCTGCTTTCTCTACAGGTGCAATTATATCTTCTCCAACTTTTGCACTCGTTGGAGAAAATAGACCAGAAATGATAACACCAATTGAAATTAATGTAGAAAAATATTGGAATCTTCCAAGTGGCAGAATAAACACTGAAATGGCTGCCAATGGTACATCTTTAAATTCGATACAACCAAATTACGAAAATAAAGTTTCCGATGCTATTTCCAATAATTATAAAATGAAAGAAGAAACTACAGCTTCGTCTACATTACAGACAATGTACGACGAAAGCGAAGATCCTAAGAATCAAAATACAGAAAGAAATAAAAATCACAGAAGTGCGAATCCAAACGTCGGTAGACCACAAACCAACATGTATGATTTTAAAGATCAAAAGCAAGTGACATCATCTACCAGTATTCTAAACTTTTTGATGGGAATCAATACTATTCCTGTTCATAGACAATTTCATATGTAAAAAGAAACAACCCCGAGGCCTTCGGGGTTGTCGGACCGGAGATGCTATCTCTGGTGGGGTTAGTCGTCAGCGAGCTTCTTGAAATATTCAAGAGCATCGGTCGAGTCATCTGACTCTTCCTCTACTGGGGGCTTCTTGGTCTTGGCAGACCCACCCCATTGCTTTTCGGCAATTTCCTCTTCTTCAACATCCTCTGCGGTTCGTTGACCCATTGGAGCCTTACCGCGAATATCACCCTTTAGAACGCTTTCCAACTTAGTCTTAAGTTCTTCGTAAGACTTGAAGTTAGAAGGATCTGTGAATTCCTTAAGAGCATTCTGACTGTTCCAGATCTTTTCTAGTTCTGCATCAGCACCACCGAGCAGAGCAGATGGTGAATCAAACTCGCTCTTGTCGTAGTTGACATACCCGCCAACATTACGAACCTTGAGCTTAAAGTTTGCACCAGTCCAGAAATTAAATGGATCAATTGGTTCTTCGTCCTTGAATTCGGGTTGCATTGCCTCCTGAATCTTCTCAAAGATCTTTTGACCATACTTGAACAGGAACACCTTTCCTTCATTCTGAGGATTAGCAGGATCACTAATCACATAGATGTTAGAGATGTAGTTCAACTTACGCTTACGCTGCCGTGCAAGATCCTTGTCGCTATCCATTCCACTCTTCCAGAGTAGACTATTCATTTCTGAAACCGGATCTTGCTTTCCGAGGGTAGTGAGTGAATTCTCAATGTACCATCCACCCGGACCCTGGAATGCGTGGGAATAGAGCTTGACCCACGGAACATCCTCACCATCTACCGTTGGGAGGAAACGAATAATGGCAAAACCGTTCTTTGCCTTATCCAGTGTAGGACGCCAGAAACGCTCGTCCTTATAATCCTTCTTTCCGCCTTCTTCTTCTGCAAACTTCTTGACTAGAACATCAATGCTAGTCTTTGACTTCTTCTTAAAATCGCTAAATGAACTCATTCAAATCTCCTTCCCGAAGTTCTCCTTCGGACTAAACTTTCGGTGGGAACTCCCCACCACTGACAAGACAAGTATATCACAATACCTTGTGCCGTTCAAGCAAAGGGTAGTGAATTCTTTTTTCTTGGTAAAAGATTTAATTTTTGTCCCTCTTCTTGGAGTTTTTCAACGATTGGTTGGGATAATAATTTAGATGAAATACTTACATCAATAGAATTTTCTTCTAATGTATAAATAATTGCATCCATATAGGAACAATTCTTTTCTTTTACTCTATTTTCGACTTTCTTAGAAAAGTCTTCTTTGGTTAGTTCAATAAACATATGTTATCTTTCTATTTATATTACCATTATACATAGTTCTTAGAAGGAATCAAGATGCCATACACATTCGATAATATATTAATTACAACAGCAACAGGGGATGCGTACTTAGCAACTGACTGGGGAACCAGTGGAACTGGATTTAGTTTAGCACATGTTCCCGTCAATAAGATTGCATATGGTGATGATTCTACTACCACTAGGGTAACTACTTCCAGTCCTCTTCCAATTTACATTTATGGATCAACTGGAACGGTTGGTATTAGTGGTACTATTTTCGGTGCAGGAAACTTTTCAGTAATTAATAATGGAACTACTGGGTTCATAAGAGTCGGTGGAACAACCTTTTCTACCACACTAATAGGCGTAACTGCTACAATTCAAGGAATCTCTGGAGGAACACCGGTAGGAATAACCGGCACAATTAATATTGGAAATTCTATAGCAATATATGGCATATCCGGTGGAACTGCAATAGGAATTACTGGAGGAAGAAGATTATCATACACTAGCGATAGTGTTTCTGTTTATGGTAATGTTGGAATAAGTGGAAGTTTAAATCTAACAGAATCTACCGATAGCATACGGGTATATGGCCACGACGGTGATGAAAAAATACCAACAAGACTATATGGTTCTGATGGCACAACATTAGGAGTATCGGGTGATGCTCTAAAGGTTGCAGTAACCAATGCAGGATTTACCTTTACCGTAAACTTAGGAGCAACAGTTGGTGTTGCAAATTATGGCGGCGGACTGATGATAAAGGGAACCGGAATTACATCGGATTCTCCAGTCATAGTACAAGGTATTGCTGCTGATGGTTCTTTTGAAGTAACTGCAACAGAAGCATTGCCGGTAAATGTGGAAAATGATATATCAATAGATTTTACTGAAATTTTAGCTTCTATTGGAATAACGGGTTCAATCTATACTGCTTTGAATAGTGTAAAAACCAACACTGCTATTATAAACACAATAAATGACAAAATTAGCAATGGAACAGTTCAAGTTAAAGTAGTAGATACAACTAAACCATCAACAGTATTAAGTGGAACTAAATCGGTAACACTGAATACCTCTCAGTTATCAAATACTACAACTAGATTGGTTTCTGGAGTAAACATTAAAGCATCTCTAAATAATACTGGCGTTGTTTATGTCGGTGGTAGAAATTTACTAAATGCAACATCGGAGGGGTATCCTCTAGAAGCAGGAGAATCTATATTCCTAGAAGTAAGTTCATTAACTTCCGTTTATGTTAGATCTGAACAAACAGGATTAAGCGTAAGATATATCGCAACCTAATATGAATCAAAGTAACCGCAAAAAATCAGTTGCTGTTAGCAAAAATAAAAATCAGATAAAACCATATTCTAATTTAGTAACAGCAAGAACTGGTTTATTTTATGGTTTAGTATATAAAAAACAATTGAGAGATACTGTTAGTGTTACTTCTTCATTAAATGCAACACCAAATGTAATATTCAACTCAGGCCAAACTGGAGCATTTTTTGATTTCTCAGATTGGAAAAACGAAGAGACAACAGAGAAAAGTTTTTATGATTTTTGGAAGTTAGTTTCTTCTGGAGCATCATTTACTGTCTCAAATGGTGAATTATATAGCGAGAAGAATGATAAATTATATAATGTTTCTGGCACATATACACTGAATGAAATTGAAAATATGGTAGTTATTGCAAATGTTACTTCAGTTCAAAACATCGATACCAATATAAATTTATACTCAAAATTAAATTTTAAAAATACTCCAATATTTACTTTATCTTCTTCGCCTCAGACTGGTGAT